AGTGCTTTCCATTGATTCATTTTGATTGTCCCAACTTCTCGATCAACGCAGCGGCTTTCGCTGGCGTCAAAGCAATTTCAAAATGCATTTCATCCTTGCGATTTCGATAATCGCCACCCCAAATTAAACCGTACTTCTTAGCCAGCGCACGGATCATCGGCACTTTCTCGATTGGGAATGTTCCCACCTTACCCAATGGATGTTTTGTCGAATTTAGATCGATTGCCGTGCCACTAGAATGATTGCTGAGATTGGTTGATGATCCACGGATTTCACGGTAACAATAGCCCCAATCGTCCAATGATCCTTCATCGATTGGCTCGATCAGTTGATGGAATTCCTGAGCAAAACCGACCAGCAATGGCGCTACTGCTTTATTGCACGTTAATTTAATTTTCGTGCCTGGTATTAGAAATGAATCAATATCAATTTCAGCCTTGATTTTCGATGCTTTCCATCCATTTTGCGAATTAGGCGTCACAATTAGCACACTCCCATCTTTTCAGATCATTCAGCAGTAATTCATCGTGACCACATAACGGCATCGGTGCAATGAAAGCATCATCGATCGGATCGTATGTAAATCCCACTCCTGCATAATTGAAACGAATATTTGAATTGTAGGATGTGCGCACACATTTCTGACCACGGAAATTGCCGTACCAAGTCTCAGGATCAAGTCCTTCGATCAATTCAGTTTCATCAATTCCGGTAATGACTTCCGTGACAATATTTTCATCATTCAAAAACGCGTAGTGTGCCATCAGATTGTGACCGTTCCTGTTCCTGCTGTGAATTGATAAACACGGTATCCGCTGCGAGTTGGCTGCGTATAAGTTAAACCACCACCGATTGATGTCAATGGTGGATAGGTGTCTGGATAAGCAATGATGACGATGCCACTGCTTCCATTGCCGCCGTTTGCGTTATTACTTCCACCACCACCGCCGCCATAGTTTGCTGTCGCATTTCCGCCAGTGTTGTTTGAACCGTTAGCACCAGCGCCACCGCCTGATGATGCTGATCCACCACCTGAACCGTTTCCAGTACCACCACCGCCGCCGCCAGCACGGCTTAACGCTGAACCATTGATGCTTGATGAAACTCCACTACCACCAACACCACCATTTGTGGTGTTTTGTGTTCCGACTGATCCTGCACCACCGCCACCGCCACCTGTTGATTGTGGATCGCCGCCGCCTGTGCCACCTGCGTAACCTTGATTTGCTGTACCTGCTGCTCCACTGTTTGATGTTGTGCCGTTACCACCACCACCACCTGAACCGCCAGCGATCGCATTGTTGGTCTGATAACCGCCACCGCCACCGCCGCCATAAGTTGATGTGATAGTTGAACACACGGAATTGCTTCCGCTAGTACCTGCACCAGCGCCGCCAGTTCGACCAGCACCACCAGCGCCCACGGTGACGGTAAATGATGAACCGATCAAAAATGACAATGCTGATTCGGCTGATGATCCGCCGCCTGATGTACCTGCTGATGTTCGATAGCCACCTGCTCCACCACCACCGCCTACGAAACGTCCACCACCACCGCCGCCAGCAATAACAAGAAAATCAGCGTTATATGCACGTGGATAATTTTGCGATGCGATAATTCCTAGAATTGGAGACATTATGAAATATCACCCAAAATTGTGAATGTGTTTGCTGCCGTGCAGATGATAGTCGCGGCTGAATATCTTGCACGTAGTTTAGGCGCTGATGATGATGCACCTGTTGATGTGATGGTTACGCCAGCACCCTGAGCAAATGTGACCTGTCCGGTATTTATCTGCTGAACGTTAATTTGCTGACCTGCGACAAATACTGATGGTGGCACTGTCACTGTAATTCCTGAAACGTTTGAGGCTGTTACCAATCCCAAAGCATCGCCTGAAACTAGGGTGTATGTCGTACCAGTCTGAGCATTAAATGTCAGCAATTTCGGTGCTGCTGCTGCTGCCAAGTCATACGCAGTTTTTACGCTGTTTGGTGTTGCCGCGGTTGTCGTCGATGTCGATGCTGTCGAATCAGTAAGTTGAACCGCACCTGATTGGCTGGTCGATGCTGATTGAATTCCGACTGTAATTGCACCTGATGTGCCGCCACCTGTCAGTGGTGATGTGGCTGTGACGCCAGTGATGTCACCCTGATCATTTGCGATCCAGGTGAAATCCATATCGGCGTTTGTAGCCTTTGAAAGAATTTGTCCGGTCGTACCACCAAGCAAGTCAGCCATCGATGATGCGACTGCCTGACCAAAGACTTCAAAATCCGCTGGCAGATCGGTCACCAAATCGGTGTTTGTTGGCATTTGCCAGTTGAATGGCGTAGTTGGATTGCTCATTTTTTCTCCTTATGCGACCACTAGGGCATTTTCCCACGTGAGTGTGTTTGTGATTGTGTTCCAGCGTTCCGACACGCTGACTTCTTCCCATTTCAAAGCACGGATTGAATAAGCCAATGGTGAAAGCAAAGCCGTCACTGAAAGCGTGTTGTATCCTGCCTGAAATTGCCAGCCTTCAACGAACCCTGCATATTGACCAGCAGTCATATTGTCGGGCAGATCAGAAATGCGTAGCGGCAAGCCCATAAATATGTTGATCAATGAATCACGATCTACATCGTCCAATTCAGGGTTGGTCAATTCATAGGTGATGGACTGCATCATTGCCTGAGGAAATGCCCTCAGGGTTAGGTAGAACGCAGCCTGGGCAATCGCATCCGCGTGATCGTGCAGTGTAGTCGTGATGATTTGACCTAAGCGACCAAATACTGCCACTGATGCCAAATCCTCATCCGATGTTTCATTGCTTGAATTTGCACCGTATTTAATAGTTATGTCATTGCGTACGTCCCCTGATCGGGTTTGAATTTTGATTCCCTGAGCAAGTGCCTGAGCCGCTGAAACGTCCACGTACCCATTTGTTGCAAGATATTGCGTTCGATGTGTGGAATCGGCATACGAAATTCGACCGTATGCATCCTCATAAATATAACCAAGCCCTGATGTGGCAAGTGCTGAAACCAATGAATACACATCTATTGGATCGGCTGATCTAGCCGATAAATCATAATTGCCAGGTGTGTCAATTTCACCCAATCCGACATTCTGAGCATTTGCCCACGTTTCCGTCGCTGGAGTGTAATTACCCCAAGTCAAAGCCGACGGGACTTCCGACCAGTTATTGATCAGCAAATCCGTCAATACTTCAAGAATTTGAGTGCCATCATTGTGACGTGCCAAATTTGTCAGCCAATTTGCTTTAGGTAGCCTTGAAAGCGCACCCAAAGCCACAATCGATATGACCTGATTGATTGCTATCGATCCACCTGTTGTCACTTCAATGGCGACGTCTGTGACTGACCCACCCCAAATCGGCACATAAATACCGGACGAATCTTTGATCGATACACCGACTGAATCATTGATATTGATCGTGACCTGCGATTGCGTTACGTTATAGATTTGGAGATTGCAGTATCCTGCCTGTGCCTGTTCATAAATATTTGATCGACCGCTTGTCGCCGTTAAATTCGCCAGTACGTAATTTTCATAACTGACGCCATTGATGGTCAGTTGCCAAATTGGATTCCAAAGCGTCATCAGAATACCAATGCGGCTGCGCCGTTTGTGCCTCGATAGTATGAATTATTTAAAACGTTGATGATTGATCGGGCTGTACCCTCAGGATCGATTGCGCCAGTGACATTCAAATTGATGACGGTATTGCTGCCCAATTTATTGTTTGGCGTGATGAATCCATTGCTTGATGGCGTAAAGATTTCAGCACCCTTTTCACCGACTAGGTATGACGTGCCACCCATTACTGAACCGCCAGCGGCTCGACCGCCACCAAATACATTGTCAATCACATTGCCAATTCCCTTGACCAGTGGATTTGATGCCACGATTGAAATCAATGATCGAATTGCCCCGACTGCCGAATTGATGATATTGACTAGGTTTGCAAATAGTCCGATTACGACTGAAATGGCTTTGCCGATGACTGTCAGTGCTGCCCCTAGTACGTCACCAACTATCGGCGCAAGGGTGTTCAAAATGAATGATGCAATGTTTTTTATCAACGTGAAAAATGGCGCTAGTTTGTCGCTGTTTTTTTGAACCGCATCGGCTATGTATCCGAAAGCCTTTTGGAGTCCAGCCAAGATTGGCTGAAATGTATCGATGATCCCTGGAATAAGAATGTCCGAAATAAATGACCACCACGCTTGAAATAACGGGATCAAATAAGTTTGGAATACGTAAATTATATTGTCGATGTACGGTTGCAGTTTTGTGCCTACTGTTTCACCAAATGCGATGGCTGCTGGTATTACCTGCTCGACGATCAGCGTCACCATAGGTTGCAGCGCATCGAGTACGTAAGCCCCGACGGTTTCCTTGCCTTCATCGATGCCTTGCTTTAATCGTGCCATCTTGCCAGCGAAAGTATCTGCCTGGATTGATGCTTGACCGCCAAATGTTTCAGCCAGTGTTTTGGTCAGCGTATCCATATCCATTGTTTTGAGTTGAGCCGCTGAAAGTCCGACGCCAAGTTTGGCAAGCGCACCGGTATTTCCTTCATAGGCTTTGCCCAAAGCATTTGAAACGGCTTCAAGTGATTTGCCCGATCCTGCTGCAATATCGATCGCCAATGACTGCGCTTCCTGCGCTGTTTTCAAATCTCCAGTGGCTCGCGTCAATCTTTCAAAACTAGGACGCAAATCTTGATCGGTCAAGCCAAATAGTAATTGTTGTTTTTGTATGTACGCCTCAGTTGCGGCAATTTGGGAATCCGTAGCGCCAGTGACATTGCGTAGGGTGGTCGCAAGTTTTGCCTGAGCCGCTTCATCCTCGATCGCTGACTTCACGCCATCGACTAGCAGTTTGCCAGCGTAGGCAGCCGCAGCGACTCCAGCAGCAATGAAAGCCGCTGATGCTATCTTGCCAAATTTGGTTATTTTGTCGCCGAAAGATTGAACCTCTGTCGTACCTTGCGTCAGGCTTTTTTTCAGGTTGTCGATGTCACCTAATATCGCCAGTTTTAGCGTTCTTGAACCAGTGCCAGCCATCACCACTCCTTCGCAATTCTACTGAAAGCATTTTCCCATTCATTGATGATATATGGCTGTTCGGCTCGCAAGGTTGGATAAATAAACCATCCGCGTGATCCGCGACCTTCTCGACCTGACCACACTGGAAATTGCTTGAATCTGTTTGATCCAAATTCTGATCCACCCCAAAGATCACGGGTAGTTGCACCACCCGAATATTTTTGCGCAACGTAACCGAATGAAATTTCACCGACCTTGCTTGATTTGCTGACCTTTGATCCGTCAGCGATACGACTAGCGACTTTGCTTTGTTGCAATGTGCCAGCCTTCGATTTAATTTTGCCCTGGAGATAATCAGCCAAAGCATTTGATACGCCTTTGGCTTCCTCGATCGCTTGATCATCCATCCCTTTGAAAGCACCGATGATTTTGCGTAAATCAGCCTTGTCATAGGAAATTGCATCCTCAGCCATTGCGTTTCTCCAAAATCTCGATTGCGGTCAAAATATCCTCGGCTTGTGTCCATTCACTCATCGGGATATGCGTGGCAATCGCCAGTTCGACGATCAGTCTGCTGAGACTGCCTGGCTTGTGCCTTTTGGGTCTAAGTCTCCAAGTGTTACGTCAGCGACCGTTTCAGTCCACACTTCATACGGCTTGACTGGCTGACCTGCGGCTGCTCGTTTCATTGCGTTATATGCAAGAAATAGCAGATCGCTGATGCCGATCTCATTTGCCTGTTGAATTGTTTTGCCTGTTTTGTTTTCCCATTTGCACCATTCAGGTGGTGCAGCCACGTAAGTGGCTACATCACCGGACTGATATTCGATTGTGATTGCTGTTTTCATACTCCCGATCTCCCTTGATTAATCTAGTACTGGCGTGGTCACGCAAGTGAATGAAAGTGATGCAGTTAAAGCATCAGGCGCAGTACCACCAAGTGCAGGGAATATTGGCTGAACGCTGAACGCGTATGCCACACCTGCGACGGTGAATAGGACTGCCAATGGTGTATTTGGTGATGCTGATGCAGCGTTCCAAAGTGCTTCACACAATGAAGTTGCAGCGCCAAAATCTTGCAGCATTTCTACTGCGAAAGTTCCCTGTGTATCAGTGGTGTAATAAGCCTTGCCATCAAGTGTCTGATATGTATTGATCGTTGAGTCGATGGTAAGGGTTGCTGAGGTAGCCTGAGCATCAAAATTATCACCATCGATGGTGAATGTGATGTCTCTACCCGTGATGATAGTTGTTGCCATTTTTGCTCCTTAGTTGTTTTCCTGTGTGAAGTAAGTCGAAACACTGAGATCAGCAACGAGCAGATTCGATGCACCGACTGAAACTATTGACGGACGTTGAACGTCACCGACGACGTACCCTGAGGGCATAGCCCCCAAAATGCTGATGATTAGGGCTTCGAGTTGATCCAAAGCACCGGAATTGCTGTTATTTGCCACGGCTGCCGTGACGACAAAATTGACTTTGACTTTCGTGACCGCACCATTGATAAGTGTGCTTTCGAGCCAGGGTGAATCGGGAATGATTACGCAAGCAGGTGGGATCACTGCTTCGGGTGCTACGGGATAAACGGATGCAGCGACGCCAGCAAGTGCAGTCGCAAGTTCAGTCCGTACATCGAGCAATGATGTCACTGGCATATTGAATCCACATCGTAAAATGCTGAGATCAATCCGATAACACGATTTTGGAGACTGCGACCCATTCGATATGGAGTCGGTGCAAAATCTACGCCTTCAATTTGTCCACCTGGCGCTGTGATGCTTTGAAATATTTCTACTGAAACGATCAGAATTGCTTTGTTTATTGCTGGCACATTTGCGTAAATTTCCGCTGCTGATCCACCGTCTAATGTAATCGTTCCCGCTGGAATAACGGGTGTCAAAATTCGATCGGCTTCATTTACTGTTGCAGTGACCTGAAAGGGTCTGACGGAATGATCACTGACTGTATATGGTCCATCGAGTCCGTTACCTATTCCAGCGAGTACGACCTGTTGCCCCTGGACGAAATAATTTGGACGCAATGTGTCGATGTATAAAACGTCATCGGCGATGCGTGTTGAAACTACTGCGCTTTGATACTGAGTGAGCATCGGCAGGATTGTGATCTCAGCCGAATCAATAATTGAATCAAGATATTCGTCAGAAAAAAGGGATTCGGAAACACCAAGCACCTGACGCAATTCATCTGCGGTGACAATGTTTGGCATTTCCGATCCTTTCGTCTGCTCGGCTAGTTCGGGAGTGACCTAGCCGATGATTAGTTTTGGAAATTAGTCCTTGTTGAACGCGTATGCGCCAGCGGCAATCTTTGTCGCTGTTGCACCATAACCGTACATAAGGATTCCGATTGAACCATCTGAAATGATGTTAGTGCGGAGTTCTAGGCGTGGTGATTCGTACCAAGTGTATGCATCGCGGTTGATGACATACATTGAATCATCACCAAGTCCGGTCAATGCTGTATCAACCCAAAGATCGATTCCATTGACTGATCCACGGAGTGAACGTGGCTGAGCATTACCAGCAGCATTTTGTGGCTGCAATGCGTTATAGATAGGACGTCCATCTACGTTGAATGACATAATGCGACCCCACATTTGTGGTGATACGACGATTGCATCAGCAAATTTGAATGTATTTGCATAAACGCTGACTGCACCTGCTGAAACCCAAGCAAGCAATTCCGCTGCTGTGATGTCAGTGCCATAACCTGTGGCTGTCTTGGTTGCTCCAGCGATGATCTGTGCTGAGTTATACGCGTTGGTTGCACGTGCATATTGTGATGAAAGATTTGAAATCAATTCGGTGAAAAATAGTGGATCGCTGCGATCTGCTAATTCAACACTCATAACCTGGCTGCCCTTGAACGATTTGACGTCCACGTTGATGAATTCAGATTCCATCACGACTGGTGTGACCGCATCGAGTTCATCGACTACTGAAACGTTTGGCAGTTGGGTAATTTTAGGGATTTGAAAAACAAGCCCTGCGCCTGGGAGAGTTCCATTTGAAATGGAATCGATTGAGGCTCTTACATTGTCGGCAAGTCCATTTACGACCTCACGCAGTTGGCGTGTTGGGATCAGTCCTGGATTGTCTGTTGATGATGTCGCTGCTGCGATGTACGCACGTGATGTTTCTGATCCACGGGCTGCTGCAACCTGATGCATCAAAAATGTTTCAGGTGATACGACTGGGTTGCGTGATGCAATGAAATTGACTGGCTTTGCTGCTGCTGATGCTTGTACTGCTTCTGCCGCTTCTACCGTCTCGGCGGTAGTTGGCTCTGTGACGGTGTTTTCCACGGCGTCTCCTTCTGTTGATGGTGTGGGTGTTGCTTCCTCGACATCGGATGATGGCTCGGAATTTTCTGGTGCGGTGTTCGCTGCGACATTTGATACACGTGCTGAATCAAATGCAGGATTATGCGTCAATGCGACACCGACCAAATCTGCTTTATTGACGACCATTGTGCCGTCCTCGTTGTATCCGAAATCGATTGCGTTTGCTTCAACGCTGAATCCATCACGGAGTCCGTCCATTGCTTCCTGGATCGCGTCTGATCCAGCAGTGGTTTTTGAAATCTTGAATGTTGCATTGATTGACTTTCCATCAGGTGAAAGTTCCATCGCCAAAGTTTTGCCGATTGGACGTGCTGAATCGTGTTCAAGATTCAATTTCACATTTGCTGGAGTGATTGATCCTGCTTTGAATAGGACTTTGCCTGTTGATGCTTTGGCAGCGGTATCAAATGCAACGATTTGTCCGGTGATTGTACGTGCCTCGGAATCAGCGGCAGTGATTGTGAATGGTGTATTAACCTTCATTTGATCATTTCCTCTGCTTGTCGGATTTCATCGATTGTGATTGCTGGATTGCCTTCGGCGTCCACGATCGAATTCAGGATTTTGTAAATATTGGCACGTTCAAGATCGCTGCCTCGTAAATAATCTGATAAATCATATTTTACTTCTTGCGTTGATGGAATGAAATCCGGCATTGAAAGTCTTTCGGTAATGCTTGTCATCAGCGGAATCAATGAGAAATCCAGCAAGGTTTGGCGCTGTGTGGTTGCGTTGCTGTACGTCATTGATGATCCAGTTTCGGCATCGACGTAATATGCAGGGATTCCGCAAGCACGTGCCACCTCGGTGGCGATGTACGAACGAGCAGCCGCCAGTTGTAATTTCTCAGGATCGAATCCGACTGTTTCCAAAGTTACGTCAGCATTTAGAAACGCAGTGCCACGATTGCGTCGGGCTGTTGCCCACGAATCAAGTAATTTGGCAATTCTGTCAGCAGGTAAAGCCGTGCCGTTGGATTTCAACACCATTGATGGAATTGGCTCACGTGCGTACATCGCAGCGGCACGTTCTAGTTCCGCACCTGTGCGGATTGTTCGACCTGCTCGATTTAGGACGCCTTCATCATTGCCGTTAAATACGACAAGTGATCCAATACCGGAATTCGGTACTGGCGATCCATCAACCATATAATATTCAATTTCAGTGGCAAGTGAATTCGTTTGAATCGTCACGCGAGTAGGTGAAACGCGTTGCACACTGCGCACACGGAATGTGTCTGCAAATAATTCTGTGATCTGCCAATATCCATACCCGTAAAGCAGAATGTCCTCTAGTGTCCACACGTAAGTCGCTGATCCTGGCACACGTGGATCAGGTGTACGAATTACACGTGGCAGTGCTTCCTCGATTTCCATTCCAGTGGATCGATCAATTACTTCGAGTCCGATACTGGCGATCGATGAGCAGATAATATTTCTTGCCCTGGCTGCAGTCGGTATCGACATAAATTCCTCACGGGTCGCAGTATTTGCGCCGCCGAAAAATGGAGTGAGTGAATCAAGCGATGTGACTGGACCAAGTTGCGCAGATACATCAGGTGATTGCGGCGTTGCCACCGTTAAAACCTCACGCGTTGCAAATATGTCACGAATTCCCATTTGCAAATTTTCTCAGTGCTTTACCATCAACCCACCATAATGTCGGTTTCCGTCTCTGGGCGTGTCGCAAAGTGTGTGGCGAGCGCCGATGCCACGGCAGCGCACACCGCTGTTTGGCTGGCTCGGCGTCCAATGACCCATCCCCCATCGCCTCGACGTAATTGAACCGCCGAAAGCATTTGGGCAGTCAGTTCGGGTTGATTTGTATGACGCAATCTGCCGCTGTTGATAGCCCCAAGCAATTCGTCACACGATTGTGGATATGACGCGTCCATATCGTAAATTGGGATTCCTGCTGGCTGTAATCGAGCCGCTACCGCACCGCTAGTTTTGCGGCTGTATAGCAAATGTTCGATTGGATATTTTCGGCAGTAAAACGCGGCATCGTTGGCGATGGCTCGATCGTCCAATTGCCTTTCGTTTTCCCAAGTATGCAGCAGTTTCAAGATAAAACGTTCATCGCCTAATTTCTGCGCCCCGACCAATGCGCAATGCTTCCTGTCCGGTGAAATATCCAAAGCCAGCCAGGTAAGTTTTTCAAGATCAAGATCGACGTCAGGATCGGCACATCCATCCCACGCGGCTTGACTGATAACTGATGAAATTGTCTGAACCCATCGGCAAAGCACTTCAGTTTGTACAACCTCAGGTGGGTCTTTCAAAACGCTGCGAATATTGTCGATGTGAATGGTGTGACCCAATGCAGGATTCGCCATTGCAAAGTTTTCGTCCGTCAAAGCGTCGGATGCACCTGACCACTCGAAATATCCAATGTCATCAACCACACCCGACGCAGCGGCGATTCCCCGTTCGCGTAGCAAATTTAACACCTTGCTGTGTTGGTCGCCAGCGTTGGAATATGTCATCACCATAGGATTTTTTGCCGCAAGTAATGTGTATCGCAATGATGCAAATGATTCGAGTTCGTGCATTTCACGCAATTCGTCCAAATGAACCGTCTCAGGTTTGGAGATACCACGTGCCGCTGAGCCGCCAGCCTTGATGATGAATCGATTGATGCCCGTCGATCCCTGGACTTCGATTTCCTCACTGCCGTGTGACCATCGAATTCGCTTTACACGTTTGGCAAGATCATCAGATGATTCGATCAGATTGACCAGCGATCTAAATTGTTCAAGCGATGTAGCCAATCGGTGAGCCGATGCCACCTGCAACGATTCATCCCAATGAAATAAACCCATCAAAATACGTGAAAGCATCAGTGTCGATTTACCGGACTGACGTGCCACCACGATGCAGTTCAGCGGCGTTGCCCATCGACCATCGGGCTTGACTTTGTGTGCGTGGATTGCCACGTACTTTTGCCAGGGCATAAACCCGTCAGGGAATATCGTGTCAGCGAAATCGATCAATTCCTGACCCCTGGACGGCAAATCATTCAGTGGCGTGTGGATTCTAGGCGTAGGACTGCCAATGAGTAGGGCTGATGACGGCTGCAAAACCGATGTGAGCCGATCTGAGCCTGTTTCGACCTGATGATGACTATCTGTCACCTGAACCGCCTTGATCGTGACTTATGGACACGTTTTCGGGGATATAACGTTCAG